TAGCCCGCGACCACGACGTCTCCCCATCCACGGTCAGCAAGATCGCAGGGGAAGAGCACCGGACGTTCGACCGGACGCAGGTGATCCACGCGACGCGCGCGAAGCAGGCCGACAACAGGTCGCGCCGTGCCCAGCTCGCAGCTGACCTGCTCTCCGATGCTGAACGCCTCCGGGCTCAGCTGTGGGAGCCGACGACGATCGGCGCGTTCGGTGGCCGTGAGGGCGACTGGCATACCGCCGACGTCAAGGAGCCGCCCTTTGCGGACAAGCGCGCGATTCTCTCCTCGGTGCAGACCGCGATCCGTTCGCACACCGAGCTGGAGAAGGTCGACTCGACCGGCAGCAGCGACGACGCGGTGTCGATGCTCGGTGATCTCGCGTTGAAGCTGCGACAGGCGTGGGAGGCGGACGGTGCTGGAGAGCCTCCCCCTGAGCCGCAAGCAAGTGGAGAGCGTGGCGACGAGTGAGGCGTCGGTCAACATCTGGGACGGCGCCATCCGCAGTGGCAAGACCATCGCGTCCCTGTTGCGCTGGCTGATCTACGTGGCGTCCGCTCCCCGCGGCGGTGAGCTCGTGATGATCGGACGGACCCGTGAGGCCATCGGTCGCAACATCATGGGCCCGTTGCAGGACCCGATGCTGTTCGGGGACATGGCGGACCTGGTCAAGTACACGACTGGGGCGCCCACGGGCACGATCTTGGGCCGGAAGGTCCACGTGATCGGTGCGTCCGACGCGAAAGCCGAGAAAGTCATCCGCGGCATGACGGTGGCCGGCGCCTACGTGGACGAGGTCACGGTCATCCCGGAGGACTTCTTCACGCAGCTGTTGGGACGTATGAGCGTTGAGGGTGCGCAGCTGTTCGGCACCACGAACCCCGACAGTCCAAGCCACTGGTTGAAGGTCAAGTTCCTCGACAAGCTGGCCGACTTGCCGCACTGGCGGTACTGGCGGTTCACCATGGATGACAACCCCGCCTTGTCCGAGGACTACAAGGCGCGCAAGAGGATCGAGTTCACCGGTCTCTGGTTCCGGCGTTTCATCCTCGGCGATTGGGTCGCTGCTGAGGGCGCGGTCTATCCGATGTGGGATCCGGACCGGCACGTCATCGGCTGGGATCAGCTCCCGTCCATGCAGCGCATGCTCGCAGCTGGGATCGACTACGGCACGACGAACGCGACCAGCGTTCTCCTGTTGGGCCTGTCTGACGAGCGCGATGAACGCGGCCGTGACCGGTCCCGCCTGGTCCTCGTGGACGAGTGGCGGCACGATCCGAGGACCGGAGCTCCGAGGCTCACCGACGGACAACTCTCCGACCAGGTGCGGACGTGGCTGCGCACCGCGCACCACCCCAAGCAGCTCGGGTTACCGGTCGAGTACACGGTCGTGGACCCGTCCGCGGCGTCGTTTCGCCTTCAGCTCTATCAGGACGGTCTCGCGTCCACGCCGGCCGTGAATGACGTCTCGCACGGCATCGGGATGACGGCGACGCTCCTCGCTGAAGGGCAGCTGGTGGTCGCTGACCGGTGTCGGGGCTTCATCTCCGAGGTGTCCGGCTACTCGTGGGATGACAAGGCGACGGAGAAGGGTGAGGACAAGCCCGTGAAGGTCGCCGACCACTCGATGGATGCGTCCCGCTACAGCATTGCCACCACGGAAGCCCTCTGGCGCACCGCCCTCCCCGACCCTCTTGACCTCGCTGCGTGACGACCGTGCGGAGATCCCCGGGCCTGATGACTACTACCAGTGAGATGGGGGTGGATCATGCCGCTCCCTGACCGCTCCGTGCCATGGCCGCCCGCCGAAACCGACCGGCCCCGTGCGTTGTACGACGCGTGGGGTGCCTGGTACTCAGGCGACCCCGACCAGCTATCCGCGTACTACGGCGGCGGAGGTGGACACAACAGACTGAGCCCGCAGCCGCGGCCCTCCCAGTACCGCGGCGGCGTCGTCGGGTCGGTCGCGAGGTGGTGGTGGGGAAGACCGCCCAGCCCCGAACAGGCAACGATCAAGCTTCACGTGCCCCTCGCCGGCGACATCAGCTCCGTGTCCGCTGACCTGCTCTTCGGGGAAGCTCCCACGCTCGCTGTTGCTGACCAGACGGCCGACAAGGTCACCCAGGACCGCATCGACTGGCTGATGACCGAAGGCGGGATGCACGCCGCGCTCCTCGAAGCGTCGGAGCTGGCATCGGCCTACGGCGGCGTGTTCTTGCGCGCCAGCTGGGACAAGGCCGTCGCGGACCACCCGCTCGTCGACGCGATCGCCCCCGACTGCGCCGCGCCCGAATGGCGTGCAGGCCGCCTCGTCGCGGTGACCCTGTGGCGCGTCCTCGAAGACCGGGACGACAACACCGTCATCCGCCACCTCGAACGCCACGAGCCCGGCGTCGTCTACCACGGCCTCTACGAGGGCAACAGGGACAGCCTCGGCAGGAAACTCCCGCTCGCCGACCACCCCGAGACCATCGGGTTCAAGGTCAACGCGAACGGCGGCATCCCCACCGGGGCGCGACGCCTCGCCGTCGTGTACATCCCGAACATGAGGCCGCACAGGATCATCCGAGGCACGCCGCTCGGACGGTCGGACTACTCCGGCGTCGAGCACTTCATGGACGCCCTGGACGAGACGTGGTCGTCGCTCCTCCAGGACATCGACTCCGGCAAGGCCCGCCTCCTGGTGCCCACGAGCTTCCTCGACACCCACGGGCGGGGTCAAGGCGCGAGCTTCGACATGTCCCGGTCGGTGTTCACCCCTCTCACTGGTTTGCAGGGGGCGGGCGACCGGTTCACGGACATGATCGAGCAAGTCCAGTTCGCGATCCGTGTGGACGAACACCTCGCCGCAGCAACAGCGCTCACAGAGCAGATCGTGCGCGGTGGCGGCTACTCCGCTCAAACCTTCGGCGAGTCCGGCGACCTCGCGATCACCGCAACCGAGGTGCAGCACCGGGAGCGGCGGAGCTTCTCGACCCGCAGTCGGAAGATCGGCTACGTGACCCCGGAGCTGGCCAGCTTCACCGAGGTCGTGCTGGAGATGGACCGCTCCCAGCTGGGGACCGACGTCACTCCGCAGCGCCCCACGGTCGAATGGCCCGATGGCGTCCAGGACGCCCCCGAGGCGACCGCTCGCACCATCCAGCTACTCTCCGACGCGCAGGCCGTGTCCACGGAGATCAAGATCCGGATGGCCCACAAGGACTGGGATGACGAGCAGGTCGCCCAAGAGGTGCAGCGCATCCAGGACGAGAACCCGGTTGTCGACCCCATGGCCGCGGCCGGCCTCGTCAACGGACAGGACACACCGCCCGGCGAGGACTCCCCGCCTGAGCGGGACGAATAGCAGCACACCCCATCCAGAGGTCACCCGGGCGGTGGCCTCTTCCTTTTGGAGACCACGTGACCGAGCAGCAGGGCCAGGCGCCCGAAGCCGCCGACACCACCACGACCACCACCCAGCCCCAACAGCAGGACACGACACACACCGAGGCACAGACTGCCCCGCAGCGCGTCGAAGACCTGCCCGACTGGGCTCAGAAGCTCATCAAGGACACCCGCAAGGAGTCCGGCGACTACCGGGTCAAGGCCAAGGAGCACGAGACCGCAGCCGAACAGGCCAAGCGGGAGCAGCAGGAGTTCCTCGACCGGATCGCGAAGGCCGCCGGCTTCAAGGACGACGACTCCGCCCCGGACCCCGACGAGCTCGCCAAGCAGCTCACCACCGCGCAGCAGCAGGCGCAGGAGCGCGAGGACGCCCTCCAGCAGCTCCGCACCGAACGCGAAGTCGAGAAGCACGCGCGCACCCACAAGGGCGACCCGACAGCACTCCTCGACTCCAAGGACTTCGAGCGTGCCCTCGGCAAGCTCGACCGGGCCGACAAGGACTTCCCCTCGGCGCTCGAAGCGCTCGTGAAGGAGTCCATCGAGGCCAACCCCAAGTACCAGGTGAGCCCGGCGCCCACCTCTTCCAGCGCGGACTTCTCCAGCGGGCCTGGTGAAAAGCGCAACAACCGCCCCACCGGCCTCTACGACGCCGTCTCCCGAACCTTCGGGTAGACGGTCCTAGGAGAACCCATGCCTCAGACGCTGGCCCAGGCCCAGCTCAACACCCAGGACGACATCTCGTATG